CAAATTCCTTACTATACCTAATGTTGATAGGTACCCTGTAGACGTAAACAATCTACAGGGTTTCCGTACGCCGGTCTATTTCGAGGGAATTCAGGGTAATCTGTTTAAAAATCGCGATCAGCTATTTAACCTATATCCTCGTTACCCGACGCAGTTTCAGCCTATAGCGGGGGATGGGGTAACTACACATTTTACATTTACTCTATTCGGTAACAACCAGAACCCGTTTCCCCAACCTAACTTTGGTATCTTAAGCACTCAAGTCGTCATAGGTGGTGTAGACATTAATGGCGACCCTATTCGAATCATTGATAACGGGGGAGGTGTTGTTAATGGTTTTGGAATCGGTGAAAACACTACCACAGGGCAGCTAATCTATGTACAGCAGAACGCCGTGGGTAACAATGTTTACCTAGATAGTTCGAATGTTCAGCAACCGGCCATACCTGATTTATCACCCATAGGCGGTCAGCAGAATGCTAATCTACCAAATACCGCCTTTCCTCCGGGTCCACTAACGACACCATATTGCGGAACCGTAAATTACGTAACAACAGCCATTGATATAACGTTCCCCGTGGCACCTGCCGCAGGAACAATGATTAATGTGTGGGCGGCAACATACCAAGTAGGCAGACCGTACAATGCTCTTTTCTGGAATAACGAAATCACAATTAGGCCTGTGCCCGACAACGTTTATCTATGCGAGATCGAGACTTATCAGACGCCCGCGCAATTTATGGCTACCAACAACCACCCTATACTCAACCAGTGGGCTCAGTACATCGCATACGGTGCGGCTATGGAAATCCTCAGAGACCGACAAGACATGGACGGTGTGGACAACCTTAGAGAAGGTTTCATGCGGCAGGAAGGATTAGTCTTGGAGCGACAAGCCGTAGAAGAGATCGGTCAGCCTAACATCACATTGTTTAACTCTACGCAGCTAGGATTTGGTGTTGGTTGGGGTAATGGTTATGGTGGAGGCGGTTACTAATGGCTGCTACAGGCTATACGCCTCTCAAGATCACAGGAATGGCCACCGGTCTAGTGCAGTCTAGAGAGGAATTCCTATTGCCTAATGACGCCTACCCCAAATTACGTAACGCCTACGTATGGCGCGAAAGGATTAGGCGAAAGCAGGGCTGCGTATTACTAGGCCGGTTGCGACGCGATCAGGTTGATATATCGATAGGAAATACCAACGTTTCTGGGGGCATAGCTACATTCTTAAATGCTCTATTAGGTCTGGGGTCTACAGCGACAATCGTACCTGGAAGTGTAACGGTTAAAATACCAGCAGCCGGATTGACATTTGTAGAATCAAATCCACCAGATGGAAACCTTTCAGCCGGTGGGCTAAATGTAGCTACTATAAACTATGCGACGACACAACTTCAGGTAACGACCAATCCTTCGGTCGGTTTTAATGTTCCCGTAACTGTTACCTTGTCATATTACCCTGGTCTCCCTGTCATGGGTATACGTACTAGGGAGTTGGAGAATAGTCTAAATGACGAGACGGTGTTTTTCGACCAGGTTTACGCTTACGTATTCAACGGGTCGACGAATGCTTTTGAAGAGTTTATCCCTGGCACAACATGGAATGCGTCAGGCGAAGGCATCGATGGGGTAAGTTTCTTTTGGTCCACAAACTACTGGGTTAGCCAATCTACTGTTCCAGGAACGGCAACACCTTTATTCACCACAGATAACCGTAAATTGTTCTGGGTGACCAATAACACGGGTCAGTTTGGTGCCTTAGCTGATCCACCACGCATAACAGATGGGACAACATGGGTTGATTTCGTTGATAATGCAACCCCATCAAACACTCCGTGGGCTCAAATAGATGCGACAACCTATCTATTCAACTGGCTTTCTATGCTCCCCTTTCGTGGGCGTCTGTTAAATTTTAATACATGGGAAGGAACAACGGCTGGGAATGCGCTTCATTGTTCGAACCGCATACGATGGTCGACGATAGGAAACCCATTCATACCATACGATAACGGACCGCCAGCTAAAGGATCTTGGCGCGATGACATACGAGGACAAGGGGGATTTCTTGACATACCTACTAGCGAGGACATTGTTTCTATTGGTTTTGTCCGCGATAATCTGGTCATTTATTGTGAGCGATCGACATGGCAACTTAGATATACCGGCAGATCAATAGCCCCTTTCCAGATCGAGCGGGTTAATAGCGAGTTAGGCGGTGAAGGTCCGTTCTCGGCCGTTCAATTCGATACGTCGCTGATTGGCATAGGTGATAAAGGTATAGTCGAATGCGATAGCTACAAATCAGAACGCATAGACATTAAGATATTGGACTTTGTATTTGAGATACAAAACCCAAACAACGGTAACGTCAGAGTCCACGGAATACGCGACTTCATCAATCGCTTAGCTTATTGGACCTGTCCTATCACGGCAGAATATGATGGTATGGTTCCTGATGCTAGTCAAATATTCCCCAACATACGCTTAGTCTATAACTATGAGAATGACTCATGGGCGATATTTGAAGACACGTACACAGCTCTAGGGACATTCCAACCTCAAGAGAATAGGACATGGTTAAATACCGATCTTACCTGGATTGAAGCCGACTTTTCTTGGATTGGGTCGCAGCAGACCGGATTACCCGCTATCGTTGGTGGTAATCAGCAGGGTTACGTAGAATATCTAGATCAAGCAACCGTAGATGATGTTACCCTATCAATTACCGGCGTTCAGCCAAACACCAATCTACCTACAGTCATTACCTCGCCTAATCATAACCTTGTAACAGGTGATGTGATCGGCATTCAAGACATCCCAGTAGGTTCACCATACGCAAGTTTAAACGGTGGCGTATATGGGATTATCTTAGGAGATAACACCAATGCGGACACTGCGAATAAGTTTAGGCTTAAGATTTATAATGCGCTTACAGGAGAATTTAGCGACTCACAACTAGATGTGCCAGCGGGCGACTACATAGGTGGAGGGCAAATCAATGTCAGGCAAAACTTCAACATCGTTAGCAAAAAATTCAACTTCCTCGATGAAGGCCAAAGCATACAATTGGGCTATTTGGATGTACTTATGGATGCTACAGAACCTAACGAACCTGGCGCAATCTCTCTGAATGTCTATCTGGACTACAATGACACTGAACCGTCTAACACGTTACCCAACAATAGCATTGCGGGGTCAGCAATAACGCCTATTCCTGACACGTTTTTTAACTCTGTTATACCTACCACGCAGACAGATCTAAGCCAAGTGGGAGGAACAAAGTTTTGGCAACGGGTATATTGCCCCACCAGAGCGAATTTCATAACTCTTGAATATACCTTCTCCAATGCGCAGCTAGCGGGAGAAGAACAGACTAAAGATGTGCAGATAGATGCCCAAATCCTATGGATTCGCAAGGCGGGCCGCATGAACGGCTACTAACAACAAGGTGAATCATGCCAATATACCAGCCACTTATTCCAACCGGAACCGTGAAATTTCCTGTAGACTATAAGAATATACAAGGAAACTTCGAACAGGCAAATATTGTATACGGTACCGATCATTATCCTTTAGATAATGCTGTGTCCGGCGAGCAGGGGTTTCACGATAAAGTTACGATGCCATCTAGGGTAGACCCGACAACTATAGCGGACCAGGGTATCGTTTATACCAAAGACAACGCTCTACAGCCTGGACTAATAGACCTTTACTACGCTTATGAGACTGACGCCGGAAAGCCTATGACAGGGCAGTTCTTCCCGCTGAATGCATGCAAGGCGTTCGGTCAGGCGCTTACTGTAGGCAATTTGGTAGCTAACTCGTCATTCAACGTGACCTCGGCTAACTTTTTGGCAGGAAGTTGGACCGTTGTTTTGTCATCGGCGATAGTGCCTGCCGGACAGGAATCACGAGTGTTAGTTTTAATAGGGAATCAATCCGGTGTAAACTCTAATCCATCGACATATATCGTTAACAATCCTACTACGATAACCATACGGGCAG